CCCGCCACAAGCGGCAACGATTACCATTATAAAAGGTGGGCGAAAGAGGTCGAAGGAGTCGGAGAAGCGAACGTAATAGGCTTATGGAATGGGAATAATACCGTGAAGGTTGTCATAATTAACTCCGACCGTCAGCCCGCGGACTCAACTCTTGTGAAGAGGGTGCAAGAATATATCGACCCTGACAGCAAGGGGATAGGAGCTGGACAAGCACCCGTCGGAGCGTATTGTACGGTAGTCAGTGCTGCGGCTGTTCCAATTAATATCGCGGTCACAGGCGTATCGCACTCGGCAACGGCGACCAAGTCATCAATTAC